AATTTAGACTATGATGATGCAGGTTTTTTTAATGAATCTGATGAACTAAACCTAACTTCTGAATACTTAGGATATGAAGAAGTAGACTATTCAGAATTCAATGATGAATATGAAAAATGGAAGTTGTATTAACTCATTGATTTATAATACCTTAGGATACTCTCTTAAGGTATTATATTATATCGCTCCTTTATATATAGGACGAGGTCGTTGAACTATTCGTTCTATTATCAACCCGATTGAGGTTAAAAATGCCAAAAGCGAAAGCGAAAGTTACTTGCCGCCCTCACAAAGAATGGTTAGAAGAAGAGATTATTATAATACTTGAAGAAGTAATTACACTCTTACTTACTGATCCAACATTCTTTCATACGTCATATCATATAGCCGCAAAACGCCTTCCCAAGGCTACTCTATGTGATTGGTGCAATCGATCTCCTACTATCAAGTCTATACATAATGAAATGCGTGAATTAGCAGAATCTAAGATTTCTAATGAACTAATTAAAGCTAAAGGTGGTGTAAATACTACTGGTGCAATATTTATTTTAAAGACTAAACATGGCTATGTTGAAGAACAGTATCGTAAAACAGATACTACCGTATCTCAAGAGACTATTGAAGTTGGATTTGAGGACGATGATGCAGATAAAGATTAATAAGAAAAGTATTAATGAAAAATATATTCAATTTTATGATAATAATACTCCAACTCAATTAATTTTTGGTGCTGCTGGAAGTAGTAAGAGTTTTTCTATATTTACATTTACTGTACTTTGGGCGTTAACCGGAAGATCAATACTTATAGCTCGTAAGATTAATAGATCATTACGTAAGTCTGTATTTGCTGAACTATTAAAAGCTATAACAAGACTTAAACTAACAAAATATTTTATTATTAATAATACTGAACTAACTATTACATCTACTATATCAGATGGTTGTATTATGTGTGTTGGTTGTTCTGATCCTGAAAGAATCAAATCAATAACTCCAATTAAAGCTACTGCATTTGATACTGTTATACATGAAGAAGCAACAGAACAAACACCTGAAGACTATGACATTGTTAACTCACGTATGCGTGGAATTAGTAAGTTTAAAAAGAAAGTAATACTACTATTCAATCCAATATCAAAAACTCACTGGATATACAAACGATTCTTTGAACCAATTAATTGGAATGATGAAGTAGATATGGACTATAGATCAGAATCATTATCTATAACAAGATGTTTATATCAAGATAATAAGTTCTTAGGTAAAGAAGAAATTGCAAGAATAGAAGCATTAAAAACTATATCACCAATGTTCTATCTCGTATATGGATTAGGTAGATTTGGAATAACATATTCAAGTGTATTCAAACATCACATAGTTGGTGGATTTGACATATCCAATGTTCTTAAATTAGAACTTCACTGTGGATGTGACTTTGGATTTACTCATAAATCAGCATTTGTTGTATCCTTATATGATAAAGTTAATAGAAAAATATATATAATAGATGAAATTGGTATTAGCGGTAAGACTCGACGTGAATTCGGTCAAATAATCATAGCTAAGATTAATGATTTAGTTAATTCTAAGATCATAAGTAATATGAAACCAATAATATACTGCGATACTGCAGAGCCAGCATCTATAAAAGAATTACAACAAATGGGTATTAATGCAGTTGGAGCCAAGAAAGGCCCTGATAGCGTTAAAAGATCATATGACTTCTTGCTTAGCCATCAGATACACATACATCCAAGTTGTGTACAAACTATTGAAGAAATGAATACCCTTTATTATGAGAAAGACACTAATGGTGATTATAACGAAGTTCCTGTTAAGCGTGGAGATGACTTGATTGCGGCACTTAGATATGGTTACTCAAAAAATTATATGTTACAAGGAAATGTACTGGGTATAAAAGCCCGTGGATTATATTAATTAAAAGGAGATAAAAATGAGTTATAGTGCGTCAGCAGTCGATACTAATATAGTAAACCCATATAAATTCGTTACCAATGCGTATAATGGATCAGGTGGATTTAAAACAGGTGAATATTTACACCCATTTGCAAGAGAATATGATTTTAATTCAAGAAAGAAACAATGTTTCTATGAAAACTTCACCAAGGGTGCTGCAGATAGTTTATATGTTCCAGTGTTCTCAAATGAAGCAGTAAGAGTTACTGACTCAGATCTATTTAAAGCATTTATTAACAATGCTGATAACAATGGTAATCATCTACAAGAAGTAATGAAAACTGCAGCTAAGTATGCTACTATTCATGGAATATCTTTTATTGTTATGGATAACTTTGAAAATACTTCAGAAAGTCTTCAGGTTACTATTGATAATCGTATCTTTCCATATATCTATATTAAAACTGCTGACCAAGTAGTTGATTATAAAATTAATGAATTTGGTAATCTTATTGAGATAATATTTAAAGACGGCGATTATGAATATACCGATAAAGATGATAATGAATGTGAAACGCAAGCATATAGATACTGGAGTAACTTTGAAACATATAAATTCTATATGGATAAAGAAGGTAACAAGGTAGTTATTGGTAATGTTAAACCTATTACTATTGGTACTCTACCTGTTATAGCAGTTCAGAAAGATATAGACTATGAAGATTTTCTTCCTGTTCCTCCATTCTATGATATTGCTCGTATGAATTGTGCTATATTCAATGGATCGAGTGAACTTAATAATCTTCAAAGACAGCAAGCATTCAGTCTATTAGTACTTCCTACTAATGAACAGAATCCTAACCTTGAGATAGGTGCTAACTCAGTATTATGTGTTGATCCTCAGTCATCTATAACACCTACATTCATTAGCCCTGACTCAGCTATTATGACTGCCGTACAAGGTAATATAGAGTCTATTGTTAAATCTCTATTAGATAGTGCTAATGTATTAGGTGCATCAAGTGTATCAACATCTGGTTCAACGTCATCAGGTGTAGCATTATCATATGAGTTCTTAGGACAACATTATATCCTTAATACTATAGCTAATCTCTGTACAAAAACCGAACTCTTAATTTCTGAGATGTTTAAATTATACACAAATACTGAGTTTGAATATGCAGTAAAGTATGATACTAACTTCAAACCTAATATATTAGATATTAAAGCCAAGTATGAAATATTAGAGAAGATATATAATCTATCTGATGATTCAACTAAGATAGTATTAAAGAAGTCTATGGTTGGATTATTAGTACAAATATTAGGCGAGTCTGACGAATTAAATAGTTTAATTAATTAACCTTTATAAAGACGCTGTTATTCGATGAAGTAGTGGCGTCTTACAAACAATAACCGCACCGAAGAGTGCAAGGAGATATCATGACAATAGAACAACTTAGAGCACTATTAGCTAAAGCAGCAACTGCAGAAGAAAAAGAAGCGATTATGGATGCTATCGTTTCACTTATTGATACTGAAAAACAAAAAGGTATCGATAGCTATAGGGCCAAAGATAAAGAAACACTAAAGTTTAAGAATGCTGTTAAAGAATTAGGATATGATCCTGATGTTGATGGTGATCTTGAAACGTTTATAGCTAAATCTAAGTCTAAGAAGACTGAAGTAGAATCATCTAAGTTAACTATCGCACAGTTATCTGAGAAGTTAACAGAGGTTCAGAATGAAATTGCTACTGAACGCACTCGTGCTAATGAGCATAAAGCTAAAGCAGAACGTGAAAAGATGAATTCTAAGCTCACTTCTACTATTGGTGATAAGATTTTCGGTTCTAAATATGTTATTGAATCATTGATTAATAATAAAAGAGTTAAGATTGTAGATGATAATGTAGTATTCACTAATGGTGATGAAGTTATTCCATTTGATACAGGAATTAAGTCTATATTAGAAGAAAACAAGGATATGTTAAAAGTATCTCAAAAGAATGGATCTGAGACATTCAAAACTACTGGTGATGGTACAAGTGATAAAGATTTCAGTAATATGTCATCTGCAGAATTACGAGCTAATATTTCAGCTGTAAGAGAACATTACATGGGTCGTAAATAAGCTTAATAGCTTAGTATTTAAGTAATGTTTAATAGTAGGGAGGCTAATACCTCCCTTTATTTTTAGGCATTATTGTAATTAATTTCATGTTTTTTAACATATATTATAAGTTTAACTCCTTTATATAAGATAGACATCAGTATTGGTGTTGATAATTATTAAATTGAATCTAATAATGGATTCAATAAATTTTAAAAAGGATAATAAAAATGAGTTTCGCACTCTCCCATTTTGTACCGAGTAATGTAATTAGTGAGTTAATGATTGCTGACCTTCGTAAGAATCTTGTATTTGCAAATTTAATTGGTGTGTCTACCCCTGATCAGATCGGTCGTGGAGCATCTTATAAGATTCCAGGTGTCGGTGCAATCACTGTTCGTGACTATGCAGGTTCCGCTATTACTGTTGAGGAAATGGCTGACATTGGTACTACTGTTACTATCTCTGAGGAAAAGTATTTCGCTTTCTATGCAGATTATGTAGACAATGCTGAGACTGCTCGTGACGTTCTTCCATTATACATTGATAAGGCTACTTACAGTCTTGCTTCTGCCGTTGATGCTTATATAGCTGCTCAGCTTGTAAGTGGTTCTGCTGCTTCTGTTACCGGTGGTGCTATCGATGAGACTGACGTTCTTGATTGGTTTGCTGACTGTGTAAAAGCATTTGATACCAATAACGTTCCTACTGTTGGTCGTTGGGTAGTTGTTCCTCCTGTTGTAAGCGCTTCTCTATTGAAGGCTAATGTAATCACCAATCAGAAGGGTGCCGATCTTAACGTTGGTTCCATAGCTAATGTCTTCGGTATTGATGTTTACGTTTCTAATAACCTTAAGGCTACTGCTGATATAACTCCTACTGTTACTGCAATCGGTGGTGTTGCTTCTGCTGCTAACCTTGTAATGACTCTTCGTGATGTTGAGTCGGTTGTAGCTCCGACTCGCTTTGCCACTATCGAAAGAGGACTTGTAGTCTTCGGTGCTGCTGCTTGTGATTTTAACAGCCTAATCAATTCAGCTATCACTCTCTAATAGTTACTGGTAGATTAAATATAGGGAGGTGGTCTTAATTGATCACTTCCCTTTTTTATATGCTTCACCTTTATATAGATTGGAGTTTATAATGATTGAATTTGATTTCCCTGACTACTTACCTGTTGAATTTAATAGATTAATGAGTTTGCATATAGAATTAGCGTTAAGAGATATAGCTAAGTATATAGAAGATTATGCTAAAAGAAATCATAGATATAATGACCAGACTCATAATCTTAGTAATTCTATTAAATCTAAAGTAACTATTAAAGATGGTTTATATTCAGTAGATATATATATTGATGAAGGTAAAGCACCATACGCTAAACATATAGTTGATGGTCATAGATCATGGGCTCCTGATAAGTTTTTAGATAAAGCATTAACAGATAATGAATCATATATTAATAGTAAAATAGAAGCTGCGATTGAAGCAGCTATCACAGAATTTAACCAAGGATAATTATAATGGCAGTAGGAACGTATATAACCACAAGCGATATAACTAATATACATTTCAAGCAGTTCCCAACTGCTGAGAAAGAAGCATATATATTAGAAGCTAATACATATTGTGAAGATTTTGCATTAACGTTAGGTGTAGCTATAGAAGATATAACTGTATCTATTATAGTAAAACGTATGTTAGCAACATATGCGACAATGAGATTTGCTCAAGACTCTATTGGAACTAATAGTATTTCATTAGCTGACGGTGAAGATATGTATGTTG